GTGAGGACATGACGGACTACGCGAAGGAGAGGATGGCGGACCTTGCCGCGCTCCATGAGGTTGATGGAAGCGATTTCCGGGCATATCTGGGCAGACAGTTGGTAAAGGCTGACGCCTTGCTCAGAACGTGCCCAACCGACATCGAGATTCACCGGCTCCAAGGCCGGGCACAGTTCATTGAGGAACTTTGCCGGGAAATAGACGGTGCCTATTCCGAGATATGCAGACTGAAGAGCGCAAGCGCGAAACCGAACATGAGCAAGGCTTTTTGACGCCTTGTGAATCAACGATATTGAAGTTAACACGCAACGAAATAGACCGGAATCCCTGACAACAGGCTCCGGCGTTATACGGAACCCCGCGAATAGCGGCTCCGAAATCAGAGGTAGAAAATGACCACAGGAATCATGGACCCAATCAAACGTGCAGAGGCGGAACTGGAAGCCCTCATGGGTGGAAAGAAAGCTGACGCTGCGATCCCCGATAACGGGCAGGGCGCAGGGAACCCCGGCGATGAACCGGCTCCCGGTGGCAACCCTGACGATCCGGGCAAGCAACCCGTCAACAACGAACCGGCTCACCAGCCCAACGCAGAACCCCCGAAAACCGAGGACGCAAACTACTGGCGTCAACGCTTCGAGGTCATGCAGGGCAAGTACAACGCTGAAGTACCTCGCCTTGTCGAGCAAGTTAACACGCTCAACACGCAGATGCAGGAGCTTGTATCCCAGAAAGGCCAGACGGAAGAGGTCACCGGGAAGAGGAATGTATCTGCGGAAGAGGCATTGGCGAACCTTCACGACACCTATGGGTCCGAATTGACGGACGCTATCGACGCCCTTATCCACGCAAGGATGCAGGGTGTTGAGGAAAAGGTCTCCAAGGTGGAGACCGCAACCGCACAGACGGCGGCTGAAAAGTTCTTCGGGTATCTGGACGAACATGCTGAAGGCTGGAAGGCGCTGAACACCGATCCCGGATTTTTGTCTTTCCTTGAAACCGAGGACGATATTTCAGGTATCCCCTACAAGGCGATCATCACAAATGCCTTCAATAACGGGAACGCTGGTCGTGTGGCGAAAATATTCAACCATTACAAACAAATCAATAATCTCGGCACCCCCCCGCCGCAGAAGGGTGGTAACGAGCCTCCGAAGCCTGACGCACTGGCAGCCCCGCCGAAACGCGGTGGTTCCGGTCAACCTCCGGCAAACGCCCAGAGCAAGCAAGACAGGGTTTTCAAGATGGCTGAAATCAACGCCTTCTACAAAGACCTTGAGCTGGGCCGATACCGGGGCAAGGAAGCAGAGGCTCAAGCCCTTGAGCATGAAATTTTGCTGGCAAACCAGCAGGGGCGGATTGTCGGGTAATAAGGAGATACCGACATGGTAGGACGTACCGCCGGGTATCCTGACCTCGGTTCGCAGGGTCAGACTCAGTATACCCCCCAGATTTATGCGAAAAAACTGCTCATCAAGTTCTACAGCGCCACCGTTTTCGGTGAGATCGCCAACCGCGACTATGAGGGCGAAATCAGTAAACAGGGTGATAAGGTTATCATCCGTACCCGCCCGACTGTCGTTATCAGCGACTACACCAAAAACATGGACCTCGATACGATCCGGCAGACCCCGGAACCGGATACTGTCGAACTCCAGATCGACAAAGCCAAGGTCTACTCGGTGCAGATTGATGACATCGACAAGCTCCAGAACGACATCAATGCTCTGGAAGAGTGGTCCGCTGATGGCGGCGAACAGCTCGGCATTTCGATTGACCGCTCGATCCTCGGCGCGTTCTATGCCGACGCTCACGCGGATAACATCGGCACGACTGCCGGTGCGGTCTCCGGCTCGTACAACCTCGGCACCACCGGTTCTTCCGTTGCGCTGACCAAGGCAAATATCCTTGACTACATCGTTTATTGCGATGCGGTCCTGTCCGAGCAGAACGTACCCAAGGCTGGGCGCTGGATGGTTCTGCCGGAGTGGGCGCTGGCTCAGATCAATACCTCTGATCTGCGTTCCGCCTTGTTCACCGGGGATCAGAGCAACCAGAACCTCCGCAATGGCAAGATCGGGATGATCTCGAACTTCACCATTTACGGCTCGAATAACCTGACTGCCGTGACCGATGGCGCCAACACCTGTTGGAATATCCCCTTCGGCCACAAGTGCGCCCTGACCTTTGCCTCGCAGTTGGTCAAAAACCGTACTCTGGAGCTTCAGAAGACGTTTGCAACCGTCCAAGAGGGTCTTCAGGTCTACGGCTGGGAAGTCATCAAGCCGGAAGCTCTGGGCGTCCTGTACGCCAGAAAGGGCTAGCCGACAGGCCAAGCAACCTGAATGTTAACTTCATCCCCCCTGCTTGAAATATAGCAGGGGGCATAATCCTCACAAGGAGAAAGAATAATGGCTACCTTACCATCTGCCACCTCCGCCCTGACTACCGAAGTCGCAAAGGCCGGAGCAAAAGGCAAAAAGGTTTTCGTGATCGAAAGAGAGTTCGATCTTGACGCCCTTCTGGATGCGGTGATTGCCAACGGCGATATTATCAATCTGCTGAAGATTCCCGCGAACCACGCAATCCTTTGCACCGCCCAAGAGGTCTTGACCCCCGGCACCGATGACGCCACCACGTTCACCCTTCAACTTCGTTTCGGAACCACCGCGATTGGTGCGGCTCTGAGCGCCGTTGCCACGGGTATTGCGATAGGTGGCGCGACGACCTACGCCCTCCCGATCACGGTTGGAACTTCCGACACATACCTGAATCTGGTAGCGGTTGTGTCCGGAGGCAATGCCGTTGTCACCAAGAACCCGAAGGTCCGCGTCCAGGTCGTTCTGGTGGACATGGGATAACCTCTGACTGGCCCGGTTAACTCCGGGCCATTCTCTTAAAAGGAGAGCAAAGCAATGGCTATGTTTGTAAATCTGAGGGTTGCCAACCTTGAGGCCGAGGTCGTTGACATCGAGGGCGCCGTGGGCATTGACGGTGCGCTCAGTGTGGGTGGTGCGGCCTCTCTTGAGGAAGGCGTCGCGCTCGATGCAACCGCCGTCTCCGGTGTGAAGGTGCTGGCGAAGGATGGCGCAGGCAACGCCCTGATCGCAACTGGCGAAACGGTTCCCACCGACGCCGATGCCGGTTACGCCAAGGGCTGTCTGTTCATCGACACCAACGTGGAGGCTGGAACCTCCGGCCTCTACTGCAATATCGGCACTACGGCGGCTTGCAACTTCAACCTTGTCACTGTGGCCGCTGATTAATAACCCAGCAAGGAGGGGTTTTTGAATGGAACCGAAACCGAAGTATCTCAGGCAAACGACAACGGGCCGTATCTACGCATACTCTGACATTCTGGCTACTCGGGAAGATATGGTCCCTGTCGAGGAAGAAAAACAGCAAGCCCCGGTGATCTCCGTCAAACCGGCGGAACCGGAGAACGACCTTACTCCAGAAGTAAAGCCTGCTCCGACTGTGGCTTACACGGCCAGTGGTGCGAAAAAGGGGCAGAAGAAAGAGGGCAAGTAAATGACTGTTGAGGAAATCCTTACGGTTGTTCGCGGCTTGCTGGACGATAAAAAAGGGGCGGGAACGCCCCTTTGGTCGGATACCGAGCTGGTTGAGTATGCAAACGAGGCAGAGAACCGCATCGCGGAAGAGTGCCTTGCTCTGCGTGACGCCGTGACGGCAACCGACTCTGATGACTTGCCGGTGTGCGTGATCCCGATTACGACACCGTATACCAATACCTTCACCCTCCATCCGAGCATCCTGAAGGTTCACAGTGTTTCATACGGGACCAACCGCAAGGCACTCACGTTAACTTCGAGGGAAGCCTTGGATCGGGCTGTTCCGACATGGCGCACCAGAACCGGGGAACCGGGCGCTTATGTGGTTGACATCACCACCGGCCAGCTCGACATAGACCGGGTTCCGACTGCGGCATCAAACCTTTACCTTTCGGTCTCCCGGATGCCTCTCACGGAGATGAGTAAAACCAGCCTGAAGGCTTCCCCGTCAATACCAAGGATATACCACCGGAAACTCGTCAACGGGATCATCGCAAGGGCATACATGAAGCAGGACGCCGAGACCCTGAACCTCGACAAGTCCCGCCTGTTCGGTGACAAGTTTGACCGGGACGTTGAACAGATAAAGCGTAACGAACTCCGCTTCAACCGCCGCGACAGAACGTGTCTCAGGAGATTCTACTGATGGCAATCAAGATCGTTTCATACCCCGGCTTCTTGGGGATGAACAACGCCCACGACAAGGCCCGCCTCCAGCAACCGACAAGGGGAAACTCCTTCGTGGAGCTTGAAGAGATCATCAATGCCGAGG